GCAGCGCGTCCGATACTTCAACAACCACCGGCGATAATTCACCCTTCTCGGCTGCTTGTGTCAGTTTCCTTATGAGCTCAGCTCCCTGTCCTGGTGTAAGGCTACCAGTCTCGACCAAAGCAAGAACATTGTCCGCTTCCTTCTCGAAACGGAAACGACGAGCAAGACGTTGTTGCTCGGTATCATCCGTTTGTTGCTCTTTGCGGAGAACGTTGCTCAGGTTACGAACGGCATCTGTCAACTCTACTGACGTTGGGGTTATCTCACCTTCACGAAGTTCCTTCGCTAGCTTATCCAGCTCGTTCGAACCTTGTCCCGGTGAAATTGAACCATCAGCGACTAATTGGTAGATAAGGTCCGCTCGCTCTTCAACAGCAATCCGAAGCGCTAAAGCTTGAGCCTTAGCCGTATCCGTTTGCGCTTGCTGTTGTTGCGTGCGAGCCGACCGCGTAAGTTCGGTTTGCAAATTGCGCGCAGAGTCACTGAGCGCGACAGTTTCTTTTGTGGGAGGCAACGATTCAAGTCGCTTGGCTACCGCCGCTGCGGCACCGATGCCAACTTGAGCTGATACTTTACCGCTGGCAACCCGTTGCTCGATGCTATCAAGCTGCCCCTGCACGCCCATCTTGAAAGCCAAGGCACGTAGATCACGCTCTGCTTGCGCTCTCGTTTCCAGCACACTTTGCCCTGACGTCAACAGTCCGTCGAAAAGACGCACACGAACTTGCTCGGCCGCAGCTGGATTGACGACGCTCTGGATTCTATTTGAATACTCAGTTGCAAGTCGATCGATGTCCTCTTGAGTTACAGCAGGATTGGCCGCAACGGCAGCTTCGAACTCTCGGCCGACGGTAAGCGAGTCACCGAGCAGTCGCACACGCTCCTGAGTGTCGATGCGACGAGTAAGCTCGTTCTCGAGCATTCGCGAGAACCTACTCCGAGCTTCCTCGAAGAGGAGATCATTAGCGGGACTTGTTTCGAACTCGGTCTGCAATCCGGTCAGTCGTTTTTCATACTCAGCTTGCAATGCATCAGCGTTGAACGTCCCATTGCGCCGCGCTTCAGAATAATCAGAAAACATGTCACGGTCAATAGCTTCAAGACGCGCTCGGAGTTTCAAATTCCGTGTCTGCCGAAGCCGCTCAGAAGCCTGTTGCGTAGCAGCAACAACAGCACCAAGCCCGCGACGCAAAGAAGCATAGCCTTGTGCGACAGACTCGGCACCCGACGTTGGAAAACTACCAACGCCAGGAATAGCGATGGGGTCGACGAATGCCGGCTTCGGCGCGACGAAGGGAATATCAGGCACCAGTAGCTCCTCTACGACTTGCGCTGCCCAAGATTGATGTTATCTGAGATATAGCTCCAATTCGAGCGCCAAACCCCCCCATTTCAGCTCCATATTGGTGATAAGGGATTTGGGCAAGCTCGAACTCTGCACCGCGCTCACTTTCATAAGCGGCAAGTTCGGCACTGTATGCTTGATTGGCAAATGATTCACTGCCCGCCGCATAAATACGACCAAGACGCTCGAGGTTATCGTTGATGCGCTCTCGGTCCGCTCGACGCTGATATTCGTAGCTTGCGCTATTGTACGCAAAACCTGATGCAGAACGCTCTATCTCTTTCTCAGATAACACTTGGCCAGCGACACGACCAGTCTCGCGCACTTGCTCGGTGTGGCTTACGCTCAACCGATGCTGATTGATACGAGCAATTTTCGCATTGTGGCGATGCAGCTCGGCTTGGCGTCGCAGCACCTGCGACCGATACCGCGACTGCGCCGTGAGAGCCTGGGCGCGTACCTGCGCTGATTGTGCTGCAAGCTCACCTTGCGCGAAGGATGCTCCGATACTGATGAAATCTAAAAGAGCCATTGTCAAGCCTCAAAGCCATACACTTGATACAATCAAGTGTATGGTTCTATGTCCTCACGAACCGAATAAAGCCATCGACCTCGAAGTTATCAGGCCGAAAGCCGTAGAAGCGAACGAACCGCTGATTACGCTCACTCTCCTTATCAACAAGACACATGAACGTTTTACCGTTTGCAATCTCTGCAAATCTTTCCCTCGCCTTTCGCAGCCCCATCAAGCTCGAAATCTCTGGTGCTTTCAGCCCGACATAAAAGAGCCCGGAGAGAATGTTTATACGGTGAATAAAAAGGGTTCCTACTCCTTCTAGTTCTTCAACAAACTCACCGTAAGGCCGCTCGGCATCGGTTGCGGGTCTCATATCTGCACCTGCCCCGGTAGCCGCTGTTGTGCTCTCGACTGTTCACCGATATCTACCTCAATCACCATTCCTAATACCGTAAAAGGCAACAGGCTTTCGATGCGAAGAGGTTCATCCAGCGACCACTCTCCAGCCACCGGAATGTCTTCAACTCCCGATTTGAATAGCACTTCCGCCTCACCATCGTTACTGAAAAAGACAGGATAAAGTTCATTCTCGGCTCCGGCCCTCATCGCCGATGAATCAATGAAACGGACACTAATGCCCTTGATGTTCTTCAACTTGTGCTCAACAACGGATCCCGCTAAAATGAGCGGAAGGGACTCAAAGTGACTACTGAACGGTAAACCGGCAATCATGCCGCGCGTATTCGGATCGACCGGTGATAAGAAGCCAGCGGACGGAATCGTTCGATTGTAGGTTACATCTTGACCTTCAATTGTAACGATCTTCTGGCCTTGCAAATGATAAGCACCTCTGATTCGATTCTCTATCAAAACCTCCCATTGGAAGACCGGATGACGAACTGAAGTCCCATGAACGAAGTATTCGTTATCCGACTCAGGAACTTCGCGCACCGCCTCAATCTGCACATTGCGATCGTCAATACGACTAGTTACTTTGTAAATACCTCCATGCGTTTTTAGCCAATCACCCACGATACCTACACTAAACGTTGGAACAGAGTCATCTGGCAGGACAGCACCAAGGCCCGTATAGCCAGCAAAAGCAGCTATGGCGAAGCGCGTCGTGCTATCCTCACCGAGCGCTTTGCCGTTCACAAAGTCATAGATACGAAGAACAGCAGGCTCGCTTGGCTCTTGGGACATTGTTCGCACAGCAGCGTCAACAGGCACCGCGTCCTCAAGTTGCGGCACATCGCGCTTCGTAAAGGACTCAATGAATTTATGCTCACCTCGTTCAACGACCATATAGACAGTGTCTTGATTCTTTTCATGGACTGCTTGAACCGCTCGGAAACGGCCCTGTGTTGTGTGTCGTGACCAAGCATTTACATCATGCTCGGGCGAATACGTGCAGCTGAGGAGAGTACCATCTGCACGAACGGCCCATATGAGACGATGCGGGCGGCCGGCATAGGTCCACGAAATGATCTCCGCCCCGGTTCTATGACGGGGGTCAAAGGTACTAGCAATATTCTCGCTTTCGATGAAGGTACGATGAACACCGAAGAGATGGCTGGAATACAGTCCGAGATCTCTAGTGTCAAACTGGTTGGGCGTCGTGTTGACTGGCGAAAGCGCTCGGGGCGTATTGTCCAGATTGGACACGAAAAGAATATGATTGAGGATATTGAGTGGAACAAGATCTTTCTTTGCGCCGCTATCCAACTCGCCTTTGATAAAAGCATTAGCTGCTGTAAGTCCTCCCCCTTCGCGGCTAAGCACAAACCAAACATTCCGTTCGCTGAACAAAGCAAGCCCAAACTGGCTCGCAACAGCGTAGTTGATTGGATCGAAGTTTTCGCTGTCCAAAGTCAACTCAAAGAACCCATCAGCTTGTTCTGTCAACGAAAAATCATTATATTTCCCCACAGCGCTAGCATAGAATGTTAGAGGGTTGTTGAATGTCGATAAGAAAATACGACGTTGATTGAAGATAATGGTACTCGTGGGATAATTTGCTTTCCCTTGAAACGGATTGTTCGGGCGTTTTGGCCTCCGCGAAAAGTCTGGCGTGATAAAATCATAAAGAAACTTCGGACTCGCCGAAGCGTGCACTTCGCCAATTAGCCCCATTTGTTGTGTAGCCATCGTCAGGAACTTAGATCAAAAGCGTGCGCAACGCCACTGACGTTTACAGTATAAATACGCTCGGAACTAGGAACGAAAAAGGCACTTTGCACATTGGGAGACGGGGGTTGAAGATTAGTGATATTAGAAGACTCAACGAATACACCAAGAATAGGATTGAAAGCGATTGCTCTGCCTCTGGCACCGATAATCCATATGTAGCTACCGTCGTATACCAATGCTCGAGCGTTATTGGCCCAATTAGCTGACCCCTGGCCAGGTCCCCAATTAGTTGGCCCCTGAAAAACAGCGTTTGCTTGGAAAGAAACAGGATCAACTTGAGCAAGCACGTTGGCCAAGCTTACAGTCCATATCCATCCCTGAGCAAAAACAGCGCCTTCCCAACCAGTCCTTGGCGTATGTATGCCTCTTACGAGAAGATCGTTTCCTTCCAAAGTAAATATTTCGCCATTAGAGCCAATTCCACCAAAAGTTGTGCCCGTATGAAACAAGCCTTGAGGGACGACGGTGGTGGTGTTTATGTTGATATTGTTACTAGGGGAAGCCGATCCGTCTAGATTATAAGCTCTAATATCAACACGTGTGTTACTTATAAAGTAGACCAAATTATTGACAAACGTAGCTCCAACCGTTTCAGTCGCCCCGGCAAAACGAATATCCGCACTCGCTGCCCGTATCGGAATCCTAAGCCTCGAATACGGTGAAAGCGATTCGCCAAACGCTGCTTGAAACTGCGAGCCATAAATCCGATAAAGCTCAGCTTCTTCGTCAGCATCCCATGAAAGATTGAGAACCTTTGTGCCAATATCAACTCCGCTTTCAAGCTTTCCATCACTTATCGGTATCGGAAACTCGTTTCCTCCCTTATCGACAACTCCTACCGTCCATTGAAAGCCGCCAGTTTTGGATGCGAGATCGTTTATTCGATCCTCTTGTGCTGATATTTTTCCCGCAACCGCGCGCGCTCGTTGAATCTTATAGGTCGAAATATTGAATACAGGATTACCCGTTGGAGACAACGTGCGCCGTAATACTCTTGGCTCATAGTCAATATGTGAGATGATTATCTGATCACGAAACTGTTCAAACTTCAAGTCATGCAGATCTTTCTTGCTGTAAGGCGTCGTTATTTCATACACCAACCTCGCCTCCCTTGAAGCTGGCGACAATGTTACCGTCTGATCTTTATACGGCACCTTCACTGTATTCGCATTCACCACCTTTCCCGTGAACAAGTGCATTTTACTGCCGCCTACCACTTGCACAAGGCTGCCTACTTTGCTCGGCGCTGTCAGTAACGCATTGCCTGCAAAGACGTCGCCCGTCAATAGATATCGGTTGTTCTGAATGAAGCGCAGCTTCTGATGTAGCCATACGAGAAGATAATTATCTTCTGGATCGGCATTGAAAGAAAAGGCCGATAAACGAACACCTTCGTTATCCGGATCTTCGAATATAGGTTCGCACATTAGCGTCCCAGGTCGCGTCTTCAGCCCGCCACGCCAATCAACAAAGACATTCAAGCCCTCTCGGTAACCGAGCTGGAAACCTTCCAAATCCCCGCGCGCATGAAGGTCTGGCGAGAGCTCGCCCGCCGAATACGCAAACTTGACGAAATCAAGGAGCATTAGTCCACACCTGCCCGAACGGATAAAAGTATCGCGCGGGGCGACTCAGCGCACTACTGTCCGTTCGCGCTCGGATCCACTCCGGATCCGAGTCAAGTATTTGGGAATCGCCGCTAGCGTCAATGCTCGTCGCTTGTGCTCGCTCCAGATACGAATTCGCCAGCACGAGTAAACGATTGACCAACTCTTCTTTACCCGTTAGGGATTCAGAAATTTTGTAGGCAAGACCATACACAAACGCTTGCGTCATAGCCGGAGTCCAACGATTCGTATCAACAACGCGCTGCGCATAAACCAACACAGGATGAGAAACATCCGTATATAGTCGCGTTGTGCCCGTTTGAGAAGGCGAATCGCGCCAATCAGAACTTTCAATTGAAAATCGTTCAAAGCCTGTTAGATACCACGCTCGCAGATAATCCGACGGCAAAACGTAGCTATATTGAAACTCTTTTACGCTTTCTGCTCTCCTATCGCCCATAGCGACCTGCGCTTTACAAGCCGGCCAATAAGCTGCCTCTTGTATTACATCAAGCACAAGATCATACCAAATATCACACTCAACTCTACTCCTTGAATCTTGCGTCAGTGTCTTGAGATTGCCTTGGCCCCGAGCCGCAGACAAAGCCATGTTGTATATCTGCAGTTTCGAGGCCAAGGCTTTCTCCTCCTTCCGCCGTCAGCCGCCCGAGAGCTGCCTCTCGAGCTCGGCGATACGCGCGCGGTCCTTCGCCTGCTGTTCCCTCAGCTTCTTGCCTTCAGCGGCAGTCATCCGTTGAAGCTCACTGAGCGCGATGGGCTCCTCCGGTTCCTCATCGCCGTCGCCTGTGAGCGGAACGTCGTCGCCGACCGCCTCAGCGCTCGAAGGCAGATGATCCTTCCAGTCATCCGGAACCTCCCGGACACCTGGTTGGTACATCGCCAGATCGGGACCGAAGAACGATCCCTCAAAGCGAACTTTCATCGCTTACCTCCTCTAAATGAGCTGAACCGGCGCCGCCTTCTGCGGGACCCAAACCGGACCGTCCAGTGTCAGAAACGCGTGGATCGCACCTGCCGTCGAAACGCCGCCACGAGTAACGTGCATCTGCATGTAGCGGTCATGGGTCATCCAAGAAGCGTAAGGCATGTACGCTACATACCTCGCACCCTTCATCAAAGACGCGAGAGGGATGCCGGCCGTATCGAAAACGTTGAACTGATTCCCAGACAGGCTGTTACTCGCGACTGCATTTGCGGTCCTGAGCCTGAATTGAACGTTCGTGCCTCCGACCATCGCTTTCGTTACGATGATAACGAGGGCCAGCGGATTGCCTGCTCCTCGAAGATCGTCCTTCGTACCGAAGTCGATGATATCGCCGATGTACTGTGTGCCCGCGCTCCCGAAGAAGTTGGTATCGTCACACAGCGTCAGTGATTTGTCAAGGTACATTTCTCACCTCCTTCAGGTGACACGCGCTTCGTCGACTTCGAGCTCGTCGACCTGGCGAATGGGAATGCCGTCCCAAACAGGGGACTCTACACCGCCGACATCCTTGATCACCAACGTGCTGCCCTTCACCGCCGCAGCAAGCTGCGATTCCAAGTAGCCGATGAGATCGCTCGACATGTAGAACGCCGGACGAGTCATCCGCCGACGCGGAATCTTCCGCTTCAGCTTCTTCATCAGCACCGGCAAGTTGGCACCGCTGGATGCGTCGTCAGTGAGATCACCGACATCAATGTTGCAGATACGACCGTTGTATCGCCAGTCTGCAACGCCAAAGCCAGCCCGCCACTTGAACTGCATCCGATAGACACGGAGGAGCGCGCCAGTGACACCACCGAAGTTCTCCGCAGTCTCGACACCAAGGTCATTCGTCGAGAGTCCGGCTTCGGTACCCTTGGGCACGAAGCCGAACGTCGCCGTCGGACCCCAATTGACGAGCCAGATGCTCCGATTGTCCGCACCAGTTCCGTTCGCGTCGATGATGTTCCGCGAAATGGGATCGGACTTAGCAAGCGAGCTGTACCGAGGAGACATGCCCATGACGTCCTTCGGGTCCGTGTCCGGATTCCCATAGAAGAACATCTTCGCAAGACTCTGGGTCATTGCCTCGATCTCGAGCATTGCTTCCTGCAATCGAAATTGCGCGCCGTTTCCAGCGAGATTGACGAGCTCCTCATCGATCTCGTTGAAGGCTTCCATCCAGCCCGCACTCTCGCGGACTTGCACTCGACGCCCCTTGCCCGGCTTGACGCCCTCGTAGAGCCTGCGCCAGACGACTGGCGGGAGTCCGGTAGCGACGTTCATCAGATGGCCAGTTGCTTCGTTGGCCTCAATGAAGGTCATGTCCGGGATGATCTCGTTGGTCTTCTCCAACAAGTTGATGAGCATCCCAATGGCCCCATCGGGACCAAGAGCCTGCTTCCAATCCGCCAGAGTCGGATTGTCGTTCGTGAGCGTCACTCCGAAAGGGAGCGCCGCCGGTGCTTTGCGGTTCATCGCTAAGCTCCTTGTATCATGGTGGGGAAGAGTACTTCAGCTGGCGACTTTTCGCTTCCAGGCGGATTGCCTCCAGCTGGCGCCCCTTCTTTCGGCAAGGCTTCAACGAGCCTCATCATGAACCTCCCCATCGCCGGATGGTTACCCATTCCAGTAACGTTGAGAGCCTCTTGAAGCTCGTTCATCCCGTTCTCCTGCACCTGACCGCCATAGTCCTTGATGACCGTAGCAATCCTGGCGAGGTTCTTCTCGTAGCCGTCTCCACCGGTGAGGAGTGAGTCTTTCTCAAGCTCACTCTTCCACCCTGTCTGCACATTCTCCCAGTCCGCCAGAGTCGCCTCCTCGGCGCTCTTCATTCTAGACTGGTCATACGCAACCAGAGCTTTGACAGCTTCCTCCCCGAGCTTATGCCCGGAGACTACTTCGAGAAACGCCTTTCCTTGCGTCTCGTCGTAATCCTCTGCACTGTAGAGACTCTTCAGCCCCTCTTCAGCCATCGGCACATACTCCGGTATCTGCCGAAACGCACTGCTGTTGAAGCCGACAACTGCCTTAGCAGCATCAGCGCTGAGCTTATGCTCGGTAGCAATATTGATGAATTTCGCTACCTGCTCGCCATTCAGTGACTCAGTCGGACCTGCGAAGACCTGCACTTGATCTGCCGTTATCGGCGTATAGTCTTCATTGCTCATCGTCTTTCTCCTTCTCTGCTTCGCGAAGCTCACCGATCATTCGCTGCATTTCATTCCGCAAGCGAAACCAGCCCTCCGGCTCAGCGCGCTCCAGTAACGCAAGCAACATCTGACCGATGTTCTGCTGACCGAGGGCAAAGGCAGTATCGTGAGTATCGGAACGAAAAGCGTTTCCCAAGATGTTCGTTTGCTCGAAGAGCCAGATGAGAAACCTGCGCCCCTCCTCCGACGCCAGCGTTTTACGAACACCGCGCTCGATAAGCTCGGTACGTTGGCGCTCAATACGACGGAGGGCACGTTTACTCATTCTGCCAACGCTCCAGCCGCGGCGGCAAGATCGCGACCGATAGCTGCCTCTTGTTGTGCCGCAGCGAGGTTACGCTCCTCTTGAATAAGACGAGCAGTTTCCTCGCGAGGACGTTGCACGGAAGCGGGAATGTTCAAACGGTTACCGTACTCACGAAGGAGCTCGCCCATATCTGTTACATGACGAGTCTCAGGCGCAACGGGGAGGACTTGCCCGACGGCCCCCATGTAACGCTCGATGTTCGTGATACCAGCGGCTTTCTGAGCTGCAGACAGAATGCTATCATACTCGATGTTCAGGCTCCCGCCTTGTAACGGTGGCGGAGGCGGCAGGATGTCCGCGCGTGATACAATTCCCAAAACGCGTAAGACGAGATCGCGCAGCGCTTCATCTTCAACACGATTGACAACCGGACCCAAGAGCACAAGAGTCTCGGCTTTCGCTTCAGCAACTTCAGTAGCCGAGCGCACCGTTCGTAAGTTGAGAATTGCGCGAAAGAGATCATTATAAAAGTAGCCATTGATAGCATCTTTGAGCTCTTGCTTATTATGCTGAAGCTCTTCATAAGGGAGTTGTGTCGTGTAAAGAGGTTTGGCAACCGCTTGGGCTGCATTGGGAACATAAGTGACCCCATTGGGCATCAATGGCGACGGCTGATTGCGAAGCGACTGGTCGAGAACCAGTGGAGGCGATATCTGTTTATCGAGCCCCTGGGCTGTGCGCCTCGTAAGATGTTGGAGTTGAATGATGTCCGGGAGCGCATCCATCCCCGGCGAGACGCCATAGGTATTGTTGCCGACAAGCTCCCACCGCGGAGCAATGAAGGGCTTCTCATAGAAGCCCGCATAACTAAGCAACATGTCACGCTCGCCGCCTTTCTCCCAATAGCACTCGCGAAAAATGAAGTGGGGAGGGAGAGTAGGCGGGTTGTTAGGCTCGATGAGGTGCACTACATCAAATTCTTGAAAACGATTTTGCCCGGTACGCTCATACGCCTGCTTTACTTGAAACGAAACATTCTCGACACCGAAGCGCTCGACCAGCTGCGTCGCCGTCATACGAAATTCGCGCGACAAGTAACTGATTTGTCCGCGACTATCCTTGGCCAGGCGATATTCGCCGGCCGGCAGCGTATATGCTCGAAAGAGCGTTTCACTATCCTCATAGAGGAGGGTTACAGTAGAACCAAAAACGCCGAGATCAAGATAGTTAGCGGCGAGTGCGTTGTAGGTATTCGAGCGCCCCATCAGCCGAAGGACAAGCTCAACCGCCATATCGAGCCAACGATTCGCTAAGACGCCTTCGTCGCTCAAGGTAAGCTTTAGCCAGCGGTGCGTCGGGTTCGTTGCACCAAAAAGCATTCCAGCAGATAAGGTCCGTGCTGCTCGTGTTGCATGGCCATCAAGAATGAATTCGTTGCGTTGCCGCCTGTTCCCTTGCTGGCCTTCGTCGAGCGCCATATAACGCTGCGGGATGATGAACTTAGCAAGCTCTTTGAGGTGCGGGCGGACGAGATAATACTCTTCGTCCATACCCTTCACGGTATGCTCCTTACGCCGACGAAATTCGTCGGAAGTACGCGGCATCAGTTAGAGCCCCCAAGTACAGTCGGAGCGCCTATCCGACGACGCCGAGAAGCGCCTTGCGGTGAAGTGCTGACGCCTGCGTTTGGTGCACCTTGAGGCAGCGCGCCAAGTGCGCTCGATTGCGGTGGCTTCGGTACTGCCTGCGGCAGAGGCGGCTTCGGAAGCGGCTGCGCCGGTGGCACTGCGGGGATGTTGACTTTCGGCGGCTTCGGCAAGAAAACGCTCGCAACCCCGCCCACGATCTTCAGCGCGCCTCTGACAAGCTGTGACATCAGTGATAGATCCTTGCTTCGGAGAAGGGATTGTAGTTATTGTCCGATTGTCGTGCCCACTGCGCCTTCGCCAAGAGAAGCTCTTCGCGCGTGTGCTGCACAACCGGGATGAAGGTCTCGGCAAACGTTACAACGAAAGCGTCAACGTCGTCTGTAGATCGGCCTTCGAGGCGCATCTTGACTTGTTCCTTGCTTTCAAGGAGGATAGTGGTCTCACCACGAAATTTGTAACTGGGGGCAATTGCCTCCTCGAGAAAACCGGCGTGCTTGTCTAAGGTCCCTCGCTGAAGCCATGAGCGAAAGCGCCCCCAAAGCTGAGCGCGCATGTTCGCGTAGCGGATCATTTCCTCCGCCCCTGCGCCTAGTGAAGCGCTTGCACCAAAATCAACCGGGATGATTGTTGGGCGCTGCAAGCCTTTTCCGAGAAGAAGGTCGTAGATGGCGGCACCAATGTGCCCGATGTCAAGGCAAAGGGTGTCGGGGTCGTATAGAGCGATTTGCTGCATAATGACCTGCAAGATTTGCATAGTCGGCGGCATCACCGTATCGAACTTAGGGCGAAGCTCGGTTCGCGGGATTGTGCGGCCATCGAGCCCTTTACGGAAGCGAATGACTGTCGGGTCGTTCTTTCGTCCGATATCAACACCCATGATAAGCGGCTGCGGTTCTTGGCCCTCTGGCAGCAGCCGAGCTTGCGCCGCCTCCACAAGAACTCGAGGGACAAAACTGTCGCCACTTTGCTGCGGAAACTCACCGAGCCGACGAACGCGAAAGTAATCGCTGTCCTCGCCCCACACTCGACGCTCTTCCTCGATCAACTCCTTGTTCGTAAGCTCGACGTCAGCCGAGCGCACGCTCATGTTCCACCACATTTGCTCGAACCGGCCGCCTTCCGAGCACTCCCGGAAAAAGCTGGTGGGGTCAGTAGGATTGCCGGTCAGAACACGGATGATCTCCGTATTTTTGTCAGTCTCGACGCCCGCAGCAGTTTCGTGGATTATCTGGGGGATCTCAGAAGCCTCATCGGCACAAGCAATAATGCGCTTGCCGATATTGTGCAAACCAGCGAAAGCTGCAGGATTATGTTCGCTCCAGGGAATAATGTCCAAGCGCCACTCTTTGGTAGGACCCTTTTCCCTAGGAAAGAGGGCAGTTGCTGAAAGCTGGAAAAGAGGACCGGCGATAAACAACCGATGCCACTTGGCCATCTCGACCCACGTCTTTGTGCGAAGCTGCGTCTCGGTGCCCGCGGTGAGCGTTCCCTTCGTGTCTTCGAGCGTGCTCATTGCCCATAAGTTGAGTATGGCAAGGATGCCGCTCTTACCGACGCCATGTCCGCTCTTGACGCAACAGCGAATAGGCATGTAGATGCCCGCGCGATAGTCTTGCATCCGCTCTTGGATGTAGCTGAGCATCCGATCTTGCCAAAGTTCAAGTCGATAGAAACCGGCAAGCTCGGTGTCCTCTTCGCCCCACGGAAACGCCCAGTAAGCGAAATCGCGAGGTCTGTAGCGATAGGACGCAAGCTCCAAAAGAAGCTCGTCACTCATCCCCACTGCTCCGTTATCGCTTTTACAGCCAACGAAAGAGGCACGACACGAAGCTTGTTGTTCACAGCTTTGCGCCGATGATAAAGACGAAGAATCGCCGCTCGCCCGTTTCGGTCAACGCCGCAGCAGATATTTCGGCATTTACCGCTGGATTCCAGATTACCTCGTTGCCCCTACAAACAACGGCATGATTTTTATTGTTAGTACTGCCGCCAAGAATCCACTTTTGACCCGCGTTTCGGCTCATCGCATAAAGAACATCACTGACAGCGTTGGCCTCAATGCTCAGGAACCAAAGACTATAGCCGAGCTCATCAAGCCATTCACGGATCCGTTGTTCCATTCGCTCGCCATCATTGCCTGCTATGCCCCAAAAGTAAGGTACCTCCTCTGTAGGCATGTCAAGGACATGCGCCAAGCAGGCGGAGATGCAGTCGTTGGGACGTCTCACGCGACGAGCTCCCCTTCAATGGTGTTCTCCTCGACTCTTTTACGCGCTCGCGCAAGACGTTCGCTCAAGCTAATATCAACTTCGACGTTGACAGAGCTTTGTGGGCCATGCCCGCTTCTATCGGCAGCCAACTTAGCTGCTTCAATAAGTTCTTTGGTGGTAACCTCACCGGATTCGATGCGATCCCGTAAGAGCGCGAGCGCCTCAGAGGTGAGCCCCTGAAGTTGCTCGGCGTTCGCCTTGAATACGTCCGTTTGCGCGTCAGTGTAAAAAGCAACGAGCTCCTGAAAAAGCTCGTCAGTTTGCAAGATAAAAACGCGCGTGGTGCTGTAGCCAGTAGCGAGCGCAGCGTCCACCGAACTCATTCCCGCTGCAAGACACCGAGCGAGCGCATGATGACGCTGCGAAACCTTCGTCAGAGGCTCGGGTTTCACCGCCGCGCGCGTACCGAGCCCGAGAATGTCTGACTCCTTGAGCGGACGCTCGGCTAAAAGCAAAGGGGCGGGGGAAGCCATACGCGCGACTGTACGCCCAAGCGGGGCCGATGTCAAGCGCCATATCCCATATGGCTCCAAGCGACGCTCGGCCGCCGCGCGCTCGCATACATACACTTGATTGTATCAAGTGTATGGCTCTGTATCCTCGGCTGAAGATAAAAGGGCAACGAGAGACGATGGAGATTTTACGAAAATGTGTGAACTATATTTTTTTATCGAGGGTCATTCTCCCGAGCGCGTGGCCCCCACCCGCGAAATACCCCACCCGCGTCGTGCATAAAAGAGCCCGGGGACGATGCCCCGGGCTCAAGACTCCGCGAAGGCGGAGTCAGATGTCGAGTGCCATAGCGGCGGTTGCCGCCTTCATGATCGCATCCCGCTTGGGGTGCTTGCTCAAGAGGTGGGCGACGACCGTTGCCCCTCCCTTCGGCGCCTTCCCTCCGTGGAACTTGGCGACGAAGATCTCGCACGCCAGCTTGAGCGTCGGGCTCAAGCCCGACGCCCGGGTCCTGGTCTGATTGGCGGCGATCGCCGAGGCGACCGCCTTTGCGCGCTCAACCTTCTGCGCGCGCGACCCAGGCGTGGTCGAGGCGGCATCGTTGAGCCGCTGCCGGATTCCATGGCGCATGTGCGCCAAGACGGAATCGGCCGTCAAGTTGCGAAGGTCGACTTCAACCTTCGCCTCCGCGTGGTCTCCCCTCGTGAAGAGGGTGACCACGAAGGTTTCGTCAAGGGTCACCGTGACCCTCCTGGTCACCGGCTTGGCCGCGGCCGGTGCCGCGGCCGGGGTCGACGTCGGGGCAGCTTGTGCCGCCGACGTCGCGCGCTGTCGTCTGGCCATCATCGTACTCCTGTCACGCTCGGTTCCGCCGAGCTCGGGTCACTTCGTGGCGACGATGGGGAGCTTGCCATGCCCGATTCGTCGATGTCAACCCCCCGAGCAAAATTTTTTTTTCGCCCTCTGCCCGAGCCTCCCGCTCGGCCAACGTCGTGTCCCGTCAGGACGCGCGCGTGTGCCCGGGTTATCGCCTGATTGTCCCCTGATTTCCAAGGGACCGCCGATCGAACGCTTGTGCGAAGGTATGGCTGTGAGCCTTGAGTTTTCTTTCAGCTGGAGATCTTAGTAGCTATATATATATCTCTCTACTAACTTCTCTCTCAAGCCTGAACAGCCATACCTCCACACAAGCGTTCCATCGACGATCCCAAGCAAATCAGGGGACAATGAGGCAATAACCCGGGACCATCGCCGAGCGTTTCTGCTTGTCCCCCATCATCAGCTTCAATCCGAAGGGTTGACAAGCCATTTAGGGTGTGATAGGGTATGTACATCCTACGGGGCGGCGCCCTCACGCGCCGATCAAGCTGCTCCCCGCAAAGGAGCATAATCATGCAGCAAGACCATAACGACACACAGCAAATCGTCGCCCGCTTGACGGGCGACCCTGACCCGCAGCCGCGGGAAGACGGATGGTACGCCATCCACGCTTGGAGCCCGACGCAAGGATACGGCGGGTTCCAGGGGTACGCCCGGCTGGACCGAGCGTTCCCCAACGATTCGGTCCTTGAATGGAAATAAGGACCTTCCCCCGATTTGAAGCCCCGCCAGCAAGGAAGCTCGCGGGGCTTCAGGGTAAGCCCATCAGGAGACGAAGCAAATGTACCAACAAATGAAGAGAAACGGTTGGGGGTATGTGCCCCCAACCGTCTTAGAGCGGCTACCGGGAGAGACGGCAGCCGAATTAGCTGCACGCCTTGCGTGCCGCCAAGTAATCTTGGCGGCACGTAAGGGAAACCGCAAGGAAGCGCACCGGTGGGCAAACCTCGCCCTGTACTGGGTGAGGTACGGAGCGGTGGAACCGCTCTATTGTTAGCCCAAGGCCCATCATCCCAAGCCCCGCCAGCAAGGAAGCTCGCGGGGCTTCGGGGTGAGTTCAACAAAAGACAAGCATAGAATGAACATCGAACAGCGTGGAAGCGAGGCAGCAGAAGCTGCCTTCACAACGCTCGAACGACTCCACGAGCGTTCTTTCTTCCGCCCCTCCATCGCGTGGGACCTTCGCGGCCGAAGGGCCGGCGAAGCTAATTTCAAGTACGAATTTGGCAACCGCATAAAGTGGGGCCAAATTCGCCTAAACAAAGGGATAGCCAAGCGTTATCCCGACGATTTTATCAAGGAGACCGTGCCGCACGAAGTGGCTCACTTCGTCTCTTTCGAGCTTCACGGTCGAGCGGGCTGCGGGCACGGGCACGAATGGCAGCAGGTAATGCGCCAACTCGGGCTCAAACCGAAGCGCACCCACTCATACGCGGTGAAGCCCGCGCGCAGGCTAAAGCGATACCAGGTAGCCTGCGGCTGTCCGGAGGGGCGCACTGTCACCTCCATCGTCTACAACCGCCTCGCAGCAGGCATGGAATACAGCTGCACCATCTGCAACAGTAATCTTCATTTAGGAGCATCGGAATGAAGATAATCGATTTCTTTCTCGTTCTCGCCTGCGCCTTCGGGCCGGGGCTCGGCATCGTTGCCATCATCCTTTGCGGCGGGTGATAGTTGTCACAGCCATACACTTGATTGCATCAAGTGTATGGCTGTAACAACTTGCTTCACAAAGGAGCAATAAAATGGAAGTCAGCTTCCGGATCGAAACCTCCTCAAACGGAGAGCACTGGGCGCGAGAGCCCGCCCAGTACGGTTCCGTCGCAAGCGCCAGACGCCGCTGCAAGGATGCGATGGAGTGCGACCGTTGGAAATACGTTCGCATCGTCAAGTGCGTGGAGACGGTTGCGAAGACCATGCGACGCAACCGTTAGCTCCGCCCGCATCGACAAGCCCCGCCAGCAAGGATGCTCGCGGGGTTTCAGGGTGAGTCCATCAGGAGACAAGGAATGAACGAATCACAGCGTCAACACACGCTCGACGTCGCTAAGGCGATCGAGCGTAACGCCTGCCTATACAGGCAGGAGGTGTACACTCATACAAACGGAATTCCAGGCTGCATAGCGGCCTGGAGCGTTGCCGTGAGCTCTCACGGCAAGGTCGACCTCCGGCTCGCTGAAGCCGGTATCGAGCGGGTAGCTGGGGTCAACCTCGGCTTGACCCAAAAGGAACAACGAGTAATGTTCGATGTAGACCCCTACCACGGCGAGGAGCCGGCTACCGCCGCCGAAGCCATAGAGATGCTGCGTCACTTCGCCGCAACCGGCGAGGTGCGCTGGCCAAAAAGAAGCTAACCGCCAGCGTAGTTCCCAAACCCCGCCAGCAAGGAAGCTCGCGGGGCTTCAGGGTGAGTCCATCAGAAGGTCGGAAAGCACTATGAGCAAGGACGACGAACGGCAAGCCCGAATTGAGAAGCTCAAGCAAGAGCTTCTCCTTGCAAAGGGAGAAGAGCAATGCAAGAGAATTTCTCAAGAAATTCTCAAGCTCTTGCTCGCACTTGGAAGGCCATAAGGCCAACACACCTGAGGACCCGCCAGCAGGCCCCGCCAGCAAGGATGCTCGCGGGGCTTCGGGGTGCCCGCTATAAGGAAAGCAAAGCAGCCAGCCCACAGGCAGGAGCCCCTACAAAGCCGCAGGACGCACAGCGCAGGTATTGGCTACAACAAAGGAAAGTTCAACGGCACAACCCTTGTCAAACAAAGAGACAAGCAATGAACGAATCACAAAAGCAACATGCGCTCGACGTTGCTGACGCAATCGAGCGTAACGCCTCCCTTTACCGCCAGGAGACTTTCATGCACTCCTGCGGCACTCCAGGCTGCGTTGCGGGTTGGAGTAGAGCGGTGAGCGCTTATGGAAAAGAGCTTGCCGAATATGCCGATCTTCGACTTGCCGAAGGCGGCATCGAGCAAGTGGCCGGAGACGACCTTGGACTCGAACACGACGCGGAGCGTCAGGCGGTGTTCGACCCGGATCCCTATTGGGGGGAGAGAAAGCCCACCGCCACCGATGCCGTAGTAATGCTACGGCATTTAGCCGCAACCGGCGAGATACGCTGGCCGAGCCAAGAGGACAGAAAATGACTCAACGTCAACAATTCACGGAGATTCTTCTCCGCGCCGGACTGCACCAGAAGGAAGGACGCTCCTCCAAATATCTGGTATTCGCCTACCCCGGCATCGCCGACAAGATATACGTCGGCAAAGCCGGAGCACTCCGGCTCGGAAGAACCGCAAACAAGTCGCGCGCTTTCATGCCTGTTGCGCGAAAAGCGCTTCTTGACGGCAGTCACCGACTTGTCGTCGAAGGCGATAGCTTCATGCTCCGTCGCATTGCGTAGCCACCAAGCCCCGCCAGCAGGCCCCGCCAGCAAGGATGCTCGCGGGGCTTCGGGGTAAGCCCATCAGGCCATAGCTTCAGGAAAACGACATGAACGAAGCACAACGCCAACACACGCTCGACGTCGCTAAGGCGATCGAGCAAAACCCCTGTCTGTATAGGCAGGACTCCTTCATGCACGAATGCGGTACTCCCGCCTGCGTCGCGGGCTGGAGCGTTGCCGTAAGCACTCACGGAGAGTTCGCTGATGTAGCGGATCTCCGCTTCTACCGAGTCGATCAATTCGACCGGTTCTCAGTGAGAAAATACCTCGGCGGTATCGAGTCGATAGCCGGAGACAACCTCGGCTTGACCCTGGACGAGCGCACAAGGATGTTCGATGTAGACCCCTACCACGGCGAGGAGCCGGCTACCGCCGCCGAAGCCATAGAGATGTTGCGGCACCGAGCCGCAACCGGCGAGGTGCGCTGGCCAGAAAGGAGTTGACCACTAACGCAATTCCCAAGCCCCGCCAGCAAGGAAGCTCGCGGGGCTTCAGGGTGCCTGCACTACGCAGGCGCAACACGGAAAAGACATGATACTAAACCTAACACAACACAAGCTAACACGCGCCCAAGTCAAAGAGGGAGTCGTCGATCTCCCTCCTAGTGAGCGGGCCAAACTCCTCCGGGAGCTCTTACTCCTTGAGCTCCCTACGCCTCTGGAAATCAATATGCGAGCTCGGCGCATCGCCGAACTTGCAGATGATTTTCTCAACCGTGTTGGAGGCGGTCGTCGCGTGATGATCGACGGAGCACCGGTACTCATGCCGGCGCTTACCGGGTATCTCCAACGCCTGAGGCTCATTCCGGTGATGGCATTTTCCCGCCGGAAGCTGGTCGAATCGACTACTCCGGACGGAGCAATCGTCTTCACAGCCGTATTCCAGCACCTCGGGTTCGTTGAGGTGCCGGACATACCGCGCTAGTCCCATCCATAACCTCCTTGGCCCCGCCAGCAAGGAAGCTCGCGGGGCTTCAGGGTGAGACCACACTACACAACGGAGAAGACATGATACTAAACTTGACACAGCATAAGCCAACACCCGTTCAAATTGAGGAGGGGGTCGTCGATCTCCCTCAACCCGAGCGGTCCAAGCTCCTCCGCGAGCTTCTCATACAAGAGCTCCCCACCCCCGAGGAGCTCATACTCCGAGCGCGAAGGATCGCGTTATACGCAGACACTTTTTTCGAAGACGCTCAGATCGATGACTGGCGCCAAGCCATGATTGGCGGGGCGCCGATGCTCATGCCAACACTTGTCTGGTACCTCAAGGAACGGGGAATCGACGCGCTGGCAGCCTTCTCCCGTCGGGAGTCGGTCGAAACGACCACTCCGGACGGAACGGTCGTGAAGACGGCCGCGTTCCGGCACCTCGGATTTGTTCAGGTGCCGCTCGTCTAGCAAGTAGCTATCCTAGCAGCCTCTGGGAGGAGAGGCTGCGGGGATAGCATCTTGCTATCAACACCACAGGAACAAGACGGGAGCAAGACGATGGAATGGGATCTCTTCTTGAACGATGATTCGTTCAAAGCTCAAACAACAGAAGAGGCAGACGAGCTGCTTTATGAGCAGCTCGGCTCACGCCTTATGGAAACGTTAGCCGAGCTTCGTGAAGAGGCTGGACTGGGAGAGGAGTTCAAACGGTGAGTTGGGACATCAACATAATCGACCCCTTGACCGGAGAGACTCGAGTCCTCCGGGAAAAGCACGCTCTTCGGGGCGCGGTTTACGCTCTTGGCGGGACTCGACTCGCTGAGCTCACAATCACAGCCAATTACTCTCCATACTATCGTAAGATATGGGGACAGGAGCTCGGAGAGCTGGATGGCAAGCCTCTGCGCGAGGTGAAGCCCCTCTTTCGGGAGGCGGTGATCGCGCTCGGCACCCTTCGCGCCCCGAGCTACTGGACCCCTACGTCAGGCAACGCTGGCAGCGCGATGCAAACCCTGCTAAATCTTTGCGAGCTCTGCTATCCAAACGATATTTTTCATGTTGAGTAGCGCGAAGAGTCCCAACTACATACGGACGTGCAGTTGGGACGACCATACACTTGATACAATCAAGTGTATGGTCGTCCCAACTCTACAAGAGGAGACATCCTTTGTACGCTTACTATCGCCTTGAAACCCGAATGTCCGGATCGGACAAATGGACACCCTACGACGAAACCCAGAGCGAAGAGTACGCAAATGTACTCTTCAACAAAATAGCTCGCTGCTCGAGCTATGACGAATGTAGGATCGTCAAGTACATTCCAATGGAGATCCGCGCCGCTAGGAATGAAGGGCGCGAAACAAGTTACCGAGTCCAGGAATGGAACCCTGGAAGCCGCCGTTGGCAGTGGGCAGAAGCATGGGGGTATACCTCTCGCCAACAAGCCGAGGGCGCAATGGAACGACTCTACCGGGCTCCGCGAATCGGCTGTTCTCATGAGAAGTTTCGAGTCGCGTGCGTGACTGTATCTCCGGTAAGACACGGAACCTAACTGGACCGAAACGTAATAAAGGAGAAACGAAAATGAGTCAACCGACCATCCGGCAACGCCTCAGTGCACTCCTCATCAAGGATGGATTCAACCAGAGGGAAAGTCGTTCTTCTAAATATCTGACCTTCGTTCATCCCGATTGCACTTCCGGAGACAAGCTCTTCGTCGGCAAAGCTGGCGCTCTCCGTTGCGGAAAAAGCGTAAGCGAATCATTCAGCAACGAACATATACGCGACTGCTATCTTGCCGGCCTCTATAAGTTCACCATTACCGTCGACGGACGGCTCGCTGTGCAGGAGATCAAGCAATGACCCAACGCGACGAAACGTTCAGTCTTTTTCGCGTGCTGAACGAGAACGCGGTTCGCCGTCTAGCCCATAGCCACGCGGCATCGAGCGTTGAAATGCTCGGGCTCTTCGAAGCGGAGGCGATCACTGAGTACAACAAGCAAGTCACGCACTACATGCGTGGCTATCACCGAGCACTCGGCTCATACTACAACGCTCTTCTCAAGAGGCAGCAATAATGCCTCTTCCTAACGCCATAGAAGCTTACGAAGACATTCGCGTCATTCTTGATGCCGTCGTCAAGCAAGGCGGCGGCTCGTATGTCTTGCCCTCCGAGCAAAAGGCAATCGAATGGCGCCAACGTGCTTACAAGTTCCGTCGTCTCGCGCACAAAGCAGGTGACAATCGCTACAGCTCCCTCATGCTTCGGCTAAAGGGATCAACCGTGCTCTTTGAGCACCGCACCATTGAAGGGCAGCTCCTCGATCCTGACGGCTTTCCTGTCGACCTTGCGGATCTACTCTTCAATTCACCAACGGAGGACGTTATCGAATGACACAGAAACCGGAAGACATGACGCTTGCCGAGCTCCTCTGCAAGCATTCTTCAGAACGGCAAGGAGAAGCAATGAACATCACCGCGCAACAGGCTATCGACACGGGCAAGTCGATGGCTGAATACTTTGCCTCTGTCCACGGTTACGATTCCACTCTTTTTCGAGCAGTGGAATTCAGCGACTTTGGAGTCGTTACGTTCTGTTTCAACCTGGAAGATAACTTCCAAAAGAAGCTGAACTACAACGATCGGTTTCACTTCGGCTACCAGACTATTTCGGCTGAAAGCCTTGACGAAGCATGGACGCGAGTTAGAAAGTGGCCGACCCGGAAAGTCCGTGAGCTTAGCGTGATCATTACGCTCACCAAGCACTTTCGGGAGAACTACGCAGAGCTGGAGTGTTCGCTTCTGTGGGAGATCTGCTCCAAGTTCTTCGCTAGCCTCGATGAGGCTAAGGAGCTCATACTTCCAAACCCCAAATCCTGATGGAGTGGTGGATTGCGATAGGAGGAGTAGCCGTCGTGCTACTCCTCCTCTACATTGAACGGAGGGACGGAAATCGATGAAACCGACAATCGAACAAGCTTCAATCATCGAAGCATTCAATACCAGTAACGCCAACCTTCTGGTGCGTGCTCGTGCTGGTGCCGCTAAGACTACAACCCTTCGGATGCTCATCGCCGAGCATCGCAATCACTGCCTCTACCTGGCCTTCAACCGCAGTGTCGTCATTGAGGCGCGCACTAAGGTCGCTGCTTACTGCAAAGTAATGACCCTCAATGGCATCGGCCATCAGACTCTAGCCCGACAGCTCGGACAACGTCCCGATCTCGATAAGTCCAAGTCATTCAAGTTACTTCGCGAAGCGGAGTACAAAGGCAAAAGGTTTGGTGAGATGCTCCGAGCTGTTCGCCTCGCCAAGCAATATGGTTTCGTCGATGGCATTCCCCAATCCCTTTTGACGGACGAAGAGTTCTTCGAACGGCTGGACGTACACTTCAATGAAAACGAGCAGGCTATCATCAAAGCCTGCACGCACGACGGTTGGCGCCTCGCATTTGAGCAAGGCATCATTGACTTCGACGACCAGATTCTGGTGCCTACGTTGAAGAAGATGAGCTTTCCCCAAACGCCCGTCTTGTTCATCGACGAAGCACAGGATCTTTCGGCCATAAATCGGCTTATGGTCAAACGTATCCTTGGCTTTGGCACTCGGTTTATCGCTGTCGGCGACGAGGCCCAGGCCATCTACGGCTTCCGGGGTGCTGATCATGATAGCATGGACCGGCTTCAGCAGGACCACAAGATGGAAGTCTACAAACTGACCACAACCTTCCGTTGCTCGCGTGCAGTTACTGAGCACGCAAACTGGCGAACCGAGGATATGCGCTACCGCGATAGCGCACCCGAGGGCAGCGTTCAAGAAATGGACTCCATCGCCTTCTCGGATCTCCCTCGAACGGCAGCCATTCTTTGCCGGAATAACGCTCCGCTTATCAACCTCGCTTTACGGATGATGCGAGCGGGCTTAGCTCCGAGACTCCTATGTCGCGACGTGCTGGACGAAACCATCAAGTCGCTTGAATTCATCACCCGCAAGGCGATGCCCCGAGCTGAAGCACTGGAGGCGGTCGACGACTGGATGGAGGAGAAGCTTCGTACATGGAAGAACGGCGGTGTAATCAGAGACAAGGCCGATTGTATGCGTATCTTCCTCTACGAGGCAGAGAACGCTGGCGCTGCAATCGCTCGCATCCGAGCGCTTCGAGCAGCCCCCGAAGGCAACGTTACTCTTTCTACAATCCACAAATCCAAAGGGAACGAATACGAGCACGTTATCATCATCGACAAACACCTTATCGGAGAAGGAGGACAAGAAGATAACCTGCTTTACGTTGCACAGACGCGGGCAAGGGAAACTCTGCGTTATTGCCTCTCAGGGCAAGTGGATGCGGGCGTCGAAACTTGCATCAAAGGGGGTTGACAAGGGGAATATAATGTGTTACGATAACCATACACACACAACACAACCGCCTGTGAAAAGGTAAGCAGGCGTTCAAACTCCATCGCTGACAAGGCGATGAACATGGCCCACAAGTGGGAAACTGCCGAAGGAGGCAATAATGAAAACCACTATCCAAGGTTACACGTTTGATGTAACCGAACCCTACGGAGCTGGCGCGAAGATAGGCGACGTCGAAGCGAGAGCTCTCAATCAGCTTCGAGCTGAAAACATCGGGAACAACCAGCGGAAGGTTGTGCAGGCGATGATTGAGAAGCAGCCGAAGGTACCGGTCAAGGATGAGAACGGTAACGTCAAGGTCGACGCTAACGGTGACAGTGTCACCGAGCACGAGCGGCTTTCGGACGAGCAGCTCGCTGAGCTCCAGGCCGACCTCACCAACTACGACGAGGGATACACCCTCGATATGGCCCGAGGCGGGCGGACGACCGATCCGGTAGAGAAGATGGCACGCGACATTGCTCGCGCTCTTCTCGCCCAGACGGTCAAGGCTCAAGGCTTTGGCAGCCTCAAGGCGTGGCGGGAGAAGGTCGGCGACGACGCTTACAACGCTAAGCTCAACGAGATCGCGGCCAAGCCGCAGGTCCGGAAGCAGGCGAAAGCGACTGTCAACCTGGAGATCTAGGCCAAGACCTCCAGTAGGAGCCCCCGCCGGCTTATGCTCCTGGGCCGGCGGGGCTCCGCCCTTCATGCCAAGAGGAACAGAAAAATGAGTGACTACAGATTCCTGGTCAAGGGAGCATACTTCCGAGGCCGCGACGCTAAGGAACTATCCGACTCCCTCAAGCCCGGTGACGAGATTGTAGTCCAGCGTGAAGCTGAGAACGAACATGATGAGTATGCTTGCTCAGTCTGGTTCGATGATGTTCAGATCGGCTACGTGCAAGCCGAGCTTAGCTTTGCTGTTGCTGCCCTCTTCGATGAGGACGGACACACCGAAATCAAGGGGACTATCATTGGTCGAGAGCAAGGCCCTCGCACCACGACGTACCCCGAGGTAGAGCTCTTTGGCGTCTAATCACGAGCTTCTCGAGCTTCTCTACCGCGCAATGGATGAGGAGCTTGGCCTAGCAGTGGAGACGGATAATCCGACTGCACTTCGGAACAAGCTCTATATTCTCCGCCGGCAGGAGGATCTACCTTTAGGCTTGACTATCGTTGAAGACGAGGTCTACATTCGGAGGAAAGACCATGGGTAAGATACCCTTGCGAAAAAAGACGCTCAATTTCCGAGACGGGGACTGGGACTACCTCGAAGAGAAATACCAGGCCAAAGGCTTATCGGTGAGTGTCGTCATTCGCGCCATCATCAGCCGCCATGTCGATGCGCTCAAGATTGGCGAGCTCGACTTAGATGAGCTTCTTGAGGAGATAACGACATGAGTCAAACAGACATTGCAGTGCTGTTCGCTCGCGACCCTCTTCATTTGACTCGTTCGGACATCGACACCATTATCTTTGCCTTACGAGATAAACGCAAGAGCTTCGGACGGCCCGCAGCTAAGCCCACTGCCGCTCGACGAATGACGAAAGCGGATAAGCTTTTAGAGGGAATGGACAGGATTGAGATTGAGCTGTGACTCATAGCTGGAAAGTTGTTCCGTTGACAAGCGATCAACGGAGAGATATCAATGATGAGGATATTGTCTGGCATGGCGCCACTCCGTTGTATCGTCGTTGCCTGACGTACAAGGGCGGAGGCGGCTACGACAAGTTTCCGCAATATGCTTATAAGCGAGGCTTAGTATGCGAACCGGTAGAAGCGAGCGTGCAGTTCGTGGTTCAACTCTACGGCTGCAATCTAGATTGTCCCTTTTGTTACGTAACCCGTCGTGGTGTCTGGGATAAGCCTATAAAGCGGGGCACGACCGATCTTGTCCTAGATTTTCTGGCAGCTAGTGTTACGCACGGTTGCCGAGTCTTCCATTTGATGGGAGGCGCTCCGGCACTTCAGTTACAGTATTGGCCCGAGCTTTTGAATGCTCTGGAGATAGGACACCTGTTTCACTCGGACCTAATGTTGACAGAAAAGCCATATACAAAAAACATGATGAGAATGATTGATTACCCAAACGCTCTCTATGCTGTGAACATCAAGGGTTTGACTCCTGAAACCTTCTATACGAACACCCGAAAACGATTGAATCAAGCTCTGCTTCGACACAATCTCACTCAGCTTCTAGATTTCTTGCCCTACGATCGATGGTATCTAACTTTCACGAACGTCCCGTCTCGCGAACGAAACATCTTCCTGAAGGATCTCCCGCATAAAGTTGATTGGTTCGACATTGATCTGATCGCCTACGAAGCTGTAAGCTACGTTGATAATCGGAGTTGGGGAGGACAATGACAAAGCTGAACCTCGATTATTACTTCGAGCCCGATTGGTTCAACGATCAAGGGCAACAAGTCAAATGGAGCGCTTCATTTCTCACCGCGCTTCAGAAGTGCAAACGCTACTATTTTTATACTGTGCTTCAGCGATGGAAGCCGAAGGACAAAGGCATCGATCTGACCTTTGGTAGCCTCTTCAGCGCTGCCGTTGAAATGTATTATCATCTTTATCTTGCAGGCAAGACCCCCGAAGATTGCTTAGCCGAAGTCGTGCAGGCTGTACTTATCGAGAGCAGGAAATACGAAGGTTTCATGTTCGAGTCAGTCAAGACCCGCCGAGCGCTTGTTACCGCTATTGTCGAATACTTCGATAAGTACAGCGAGCTCGATCGGAAGGAAGTGAAAGCAGTTGAGCAGATATTTCATATTCCTGTTGCCGACGGCATTACCTTTGTTGGCAAGTTTGACGTGGTGAAAGAGGTTGATGAAGGCTTCCAGCTCTTGGACCAGAAGACAACCCGAAGCGCCTTGTCACGTGCATGGGTAGAGCTTTGGACTCCGAACAATCAGATGAGCATGTACTTATACGCAGGTGCTTTCATCTTTCCCGCTCCCGTCCGGCACATTTTGTTAGATGCTATTAGTATCAGCAAGACAGGCATCGAGTTCATGCGCGGTGTAGTGAAACGGACGAAGAACGAGCTCGACCAGTGGGCTGAAGGCGTTTTCCTTGAAGTCGGCGAAACGCGAACGCGGGACCCCGAGCGTGAAGAGGAGTGGCCGCAGAACCCTACAGCTTGCGGTTACTATCGGGGCTGCGAGTTCCGCAAAGTGTGCTCATCGGACCCGAAAATGCGCCTTGCGTACCTGAATCAGAGCTTCGAGCAGGAGAGCAGTAATGAAGCGAAAAAATGAGTGGTGGGAAATCGAGGCGAAGCCAAGGAAAAGCAAATGGATACGCTTCACCACTAACGGTTTGACAACAGAGGATATGGCCAGAGCCAAGATGATTGTGTATCAACGCGATCCAAGCTTCGTGAAGTTTCGCCTCGTCCGTGTCACCCGTAAGGTGGTGAAGTAATGAGCCTTTTCACTGACAACTACAAGGTCCATGCTCTCTGCCTCGGAGACACTGGCACTGGAAAGACAGGCTCGCTCATCTCACTTATTGAAGCGGGCTACTTCCTTCGTATTCTTGACCTGGAGAACGGCACTCGCATCCTCGCCAACTTTGTGCGCGAGCGTTGTTCCGAGCGCGCCGATCAGGTTATCGTTGAGCGCGTCGGAGCAAAGTATAAGATTGACGCTGCACGCGGGGCTACACCTGAGAAAGCATCATCCGGTCTCGCTAAGGTAGGCAGAATCATCGACAAGTGGCAGAAAGAATGTTCGCCCGATGATATCCTCGTTGTCGACAGCCTTACTGCTCTCGGTACTTTGTGCCTAATGTGGAGTAAGTCGGTGAACCCGGGGTTGAAGGACAACCGGCAGCACTACTTCAACGCACAGGAGGTCGTCGAGCCCATCGTTGCGACGCTCACGCACGAAGATTTTCCTTGTCATACCGTTATTATGACTCACATTGACTATCGAGACCTGTCCGACGACCCGAAGAATCCCAATATGAAGGGCTTTGCTTCTTCTGTAGGAAGAGCACTTGGCGACAAGATACCGAGACACTTCAACGAGGTCTTTCGTTTCCAGACTATCGGCACCGGCGGCGGAACGAAACGAATGATATCCTCCGTCTCGGACGCACTTGTTGACGTGAAGAACACTGCTCCATCTCATATCAAGGGACGATATGACGTCAACACAGGACTCGCAGAAATCTTTGGTGTTCTCATAGGAGACAACGGCTAATTCCTGGGCTAGCCTCCCAAACAAGCAAGCGTTCATCATCCTTCAATTGGAGTACATCCAATGACCTCAATAGTTGATTTGCTCTCGCGCAAGCGAGAGGACATCAAGCAACCGCCGCTTCCGCCGGCGGGCCACTATCGTTTCGGCATCACCCGCAAGGCCCAAATGCGGGATAGCAACGACGGAGCATGGATTTTCCTCGAGATCTTCTGTCAGGCGAAGGCCGCGCAGGAGGACGTAGATGCCGATGAGCTCAAAGAGTTCGGCCGGCCCGTCGAAACCATCAGAGTGCGACATTCCTTCGTCTTCAACAACGCCGGTGACGAGGAGGCTAACGCCTCTAACGAAGACACCGCATGGCGACTGCAGGAGTTTCTCAACCGGCTCGGTCTCGAAGCCGACGCGGAGGAGACTCAACAGGAGCAGCTCGCCCGCATCGAGGGGTTTGAGTTCATCGGTCAACTCACCCTGCAGCCGGACCGGAAAAATCCGGAGATCGTCCGGCCGCAGATCACTCGAACCCTGGCGTTGGAAGAAGTGCCAGATTACCAGTAGCCTCAACTGGCTAAGGGAGCGTTCCCCATGAGCGCGCGTCTGTACATATCGCCGCACGAAATCGGCTCGTGTCTGGCAGATAGGTAACTAAGCGCTCGGGGCGACTTCGGTTGCCCCGAGCGCTGTTTTCAGTAAAGGAGCAAGATAATGCATGTCGAAGTCTCATGCACTTTGAGCGATGGCCTTCCTGTTTTCGTTGTTGGTCACTATACTTTTGGGTGCTCGGCTCAACTCTCCGGCCCGCCCGAGGTATGTTACCCGGAAGAATCGAGCGAGTTTGAATTCGACATCTATTGGCCTCCTAAGCGCGGGGAAAAGAAGCTTTATCCCTGTCGGCGGAAGCTTACGGATGAGGATATCAAGCGTGTTCACAAGATTGCAGACAATTATGTTCGCGAGGTCTGACGAAAATGGGATTTCATCGTAAACACTGGAAAGGCCACAAGCCAAGCAAGGTTCGGAGGAGATTGAACGCTATTCGCAACGGACGGAAATGGAGGTCGAAGAAAGCGAAAGGCACCCCGAGGTTCGGTAAGACCCGATCGATTAGCTTTCGGAGGAAATGAGGATGAAACTCAAAATCACTGCTATCAAGGTTGCCGAAGATCGGCAACGGCAGGATATGGGAGACATTGAAGAGCTCTCTCGATCTATTCATCAAGCTGGACTCATCCAGCCTATCGTCGTTGATGAGGATAACAATCTTATCTCCGGCGAACGACGGCTCCGAGCGTGCAAACGCCTCGGACACAGGAGTATCGAGGCACGTCAGTGGGAGAACCTCTCTCTCAGTGAGAAGCATCTTATCGAACTCGAAGAGAATGTGAAACGTAAACCGCTGAAGTGGCAGGAACATGTTGAAGCGGTGAAGCGCTACCATTCGATGCGCAAGCAAGACAACCCCAATCACACTGAAATCGACACGGCTTTGGAACTTGGATTATCGCCGACTAAACTGAACAAGGACCTTCTCATTGCTGCCGAAATAGAGGAGAAACCTGAGCTGAAGAATTACAATAAGTACAGCAGTGTTCTCACGAAGAGCAAGCGCGAGAAGAAGCGCAAACAAGCGCTCGCGCTTTCAGGTATTGATATTGGTATCGGCCCGCCGAAGCCTGAAGTTCGTCGTGCTGAGCTTATCCTTGGTGACTTTCGCAAGTGGGCCGAGCAATACGACGGTCCTTACTTCGATTTCATGCACTGCGATTTCCCCTACGGTATCAATATTGACAAGTCGGGGAGCCAACTTGCACTCGAGCATCATAGTCAGTATGCCGACAGCATTGAAGTGTTTGACGAGCTCTGTGCTGTGCTTGAAGAGCACGTCGATAAGCTTTTGTTGCAAGATGCTCACATTATGTTTTGGACAGCTACCAAGAACCTTAGCTACGCTAGGGCTAAGCTGTTCAAAGCGGGATTCAAGTCGCAACCGGCTCCGCTTATCTGGCACAAAAGTGATGGGCGGGGCGTCTCGCCGGACCCACGCTACACGCCTCGCCACGTCTACGAGACGGCACTCTTTGCCTATCGAGGCAAACGTCAGATCGGCAAAGTCAAGGACGATGTTGTAGCATCGCCCACCGTAAACCAGCTTCACCGGAACGAGAAGCCGAAGGCCGTGTTACGGCATTTCTTCGAAATGTTCGTCGATAAGTATACGCAGATGCTCGACCCAACCTGCGGTTGTGGTAATTCGGTACTCATAGCGGAGGAAATAGGAGCCGTAAGAGCAGTTGGCTTGGAAATCGACAAAGACATTCATCAGGTTGCGAAGGAGAACCTTGAGCTATGAGTAAAAACCTGAAGTACAGAAAGGGCTTCCTGCACGCGCTGGAGACAGACCTTTGCGCCATGCGTCTCAAGAAAGACAAATGGAAAAAGCGAGCCCAGAGTGCCCAGAAGGAGAAAGACGAGTTTCAGAGTAAGCGCAACAGACTTCGCAGAGAGTTGGAGCGCGCGTGGAAGGCGGCTACGGATAACAGGAAGAAACTCAGCGAGGCGCAGGCTAAGATCAGCAACCTTGAGGTCGAGCTCCAGCAACGAGATCGGCGTATCGAGAAACTCGAGAGCTGAACCTGAAGAGTAAACGAGTTCGGGATCCGATCGGATCCCGAACAAGGAATTCGTAATATGAACTTCAATGCACTAATGAGCACCGGCAAAGATGATTGGGAAACGCCTCAACATTTATTCGACGCAGTCAATACTCGTTTCGGCCCCTTTACCGTCGATGCTGCTGCCAATAAGCGTAACACGAAGTGCGAGCGTTTTTGGGATAAGTGGGGCGCGGAACGAGATTGGACAGGCGAGCGCATATGGTGTAATCCTCCGTACAGCAGAAGTGCGCAAAAGTGGTTTATCGCTCACGCTGCTAAATGCGAAGCAGATATTGCGGTGCTGCTAGTGCCGAGCAGAACTGATACGATAGCTTGGCATAAGTATATTATGGCTAGTGCCTCGAAGATCTTTTTCGTCAAAGGCAGAATTACGTTCGTTGGAGCCGAGGCCGGCGCTCCTTTTCCATCTGCGCTTGTCGTGTTCGAACGAAGCGGTAGAACAGGATTGCTCGAAGTGGAGACGTGGCGATGATGATAGTAGGCGAAGCCTGGAGCGAACAAGAAGAGCTTTATGAAGCTCCCTTCGTCGGTTCTTCTGGCTTTCTTTTGCGTCGAGCGCTCTCGCTTGCAGGCGTTGATATGGATGAATGTTATCTTACCAACGTTTTCAACTTCCGTCCGCAAAGAAATGACATCGAAACGTTATGCGCCACAAAGGATAAGAGCATACCTGGATACGATGCTTGGGCGAAAGGTAAATGGATAAGCGCCGAGCATTCCAGTGAAATTGAACGCCTTTGGCGGGAGGTTCACGATGTAAGCCCGAATGTTATTCTTGCGCTCGGTAGTGCCGCAGTATGGGCACTGTGCAATAAATCGGGTATCGCCAAGCATCGAGGTTTCGTAACCGAAGCGATCGACGGGACAAAAGTAGTTTCCTCTTGGCACCCTGGTGCTGTCCTCCGTAACTATAGTCTTTTCCCTGTTCTTATCCTTGATGTAGCCAAGGCTGTCAAGCACGACCACTATCCAGAGATGCCCAAACAAGTAGGCTACTTATGTGTTCCTGACACCATCGCTGAGCTCGAAGCGTGGGTCGAGCGTTGGATAGAGCCTGCGCCTATCGTTATATGCGACATTGAGACGGAGAATGACGCTATCACTGAGGTTGGCTTCAGTGTGTCACAAGAACGAGTGATTTGTATTCCTTTCTATTCGCGTACAGAGAAGAACCGAAGCTATTGGTCGACGTTCGAAGACGAACTTGCTGCATGGACTATCGTCCGTCGAGTGTGTGAAACCAAGCCATTGGCAGGCCAAAATTTCGCTTACGATATGAAATGGCTATGGAAGAAGATGGGCATTCGTTGTCCCGGCTTCATTGACGATACGATGCTGATGCACCATTCATTGCAGCCTGAAATGGAGAAGGGACTTTCTTTCTTGGCTTCCGCGTATACGGACAGACCAGCGTGGAAGTTTATGCGAGCTGAAAGTAAGGGAGGAAAAAAAGGTGACTAACATTGAGTGTTGGCAAGTTTGTACATAGAGCTCATCATTCGTCTTCCTGATAACATGCCGGTGCTTGTTATCGGTTACGTCGAAGACGGTCGAGCGGATGATGATGCTGAAGTTTACTTCACTCGCAAGCGCTACGACCCTTGCTTGTATGAGTTTCCTCGTGAGTTCACGGGAGCGGAATGGGAATGTATCAGTGAACAATTAGAGCAAGAGGCGCGTAATCGCACAGTAAGATGACTGAGTTCAATTTAGCTTGTGACCTGCCTAAGAACCAAGACCAGCTCGCTTGGTTCTACAACGGCATCGACTGCCTTGTTACGCATGAAGTTCTCTCCGAGCTTTCCGTGCAGCTTTCAGAAGCAGAATCCTGTGTTCGCGACACTTATGCGTTTGCTTTGGCAAAGCAAGCTCCCATCATGGAAATGGAGCTTCGTGGCATAGCCGTTTCTCCGTTCAAGAAAGAACGCGTCCTCCGTGAGCTAGAGGCGGACGAGAAACGTGTTCGTGGACACTTCGACTATCTTTGCCGAGAGCTCTTCTCTACAACCGTCAACCCACGCTCGCCTGTTCAAGTCAAGCAACTATTCTACGATCGCCTCGGTCTACCGCCTGTCAAGAAGCGTAACAATAAAGGTGTGTGGGCACCAAGTGTCGATGAAGAATCGCTCAATACGCTCAAGCGGTACTATGAAGCGCAGCCTTTTTCAAACTTTATATTGTGCCTACGTGACCTTGGCAAACAGATAAGTTTCTTGAAGAGCATGGGTGATCGGCTCTTCACTTCATTCTTAGTTGCTGGAACAGTAACGGGACGCCTAGCTTCCAAATATAGCGATTTTGGTGTAGGTACGAATCTCCAAAACATCGACCGAAGGCTGCGTCAAATTTTCGTAGCCGATAAAGACATGGTTTTGGTGAACGTAGACCTAGAGCAGGCAGACGCTCGGAACGTCGGTGCTATTATGTGGAGCCTGCTTTACGAGACGCATGGCGCAGCTTACGCTGGCAAGTATCTCGACGCCTGCGAAAGCGGCGATGTTCACACCGCAGTAGCGCGCTTGGTGTGGCCCAAACTTGCTTGGACTGGCAACCTCAAAGAGGACCGTAAGATAGCGGATGAGCCCTTCTATCGTCAGGACTCCTATAGACAAGCTAGTAAAAAGACAGGTCATGCCACCAACTACCGAGGTAAGCCCGTTACTTTGGCGAAGCGCACCAACATTCCTGTCGGCCTTATCAAAGCCTTTCAGGCCCGTTACTATGAAGCCTTCCCGTCTTTCGGTGACTGGTACGCCTACATCAAAAGTCTCTTCGAGACCTACCCTGGGGTGATGACTACCCTTTACGGCCGTAAGCGTACTTTCTTCGGGCGTCACAATGATGCCCAAACCCTTCGCGATGCCACAGCATACGAGCCGCAGTCAATGACAGGGCATCAAATTGATTTAGCCCTTCATGCTGTATGGCGCCAATTTCCGTCCGTTCAGCTTCTCCTTCAAGTCCACGACAACATCCTCTTTCAGCTTCCCAAAACTGACCTGTCCTTCATACCTGAAATCTGTTCAACAATGGAAAAAGCTCACGCTATAACTTTGGTAGGAAACAGGCGGTTCTTCGTCCCTGTTGAAGCCAAGTACGGAAACAACTGGGGGGACTATGACGAAGAAAAAAACCCCGGGGGGCTCAAGAAGTTTCCCTAGTTGGATTGAGGGGTTTGTTGATGCCACTTCTCAAGCATCTTCGCCAGAAATGTTTCGGCGATGGGGAGCCATCTCCTGTCTTGCCGGCGTCCTGGAACGACGAGTATGGGTATTTACTCAAGGAAAACCCTTATATCCTAACCTCTTTGTCCTCCTTATCGCTCGTCCTGGAGGAGGAAAAACTGAAATCACAGATCGAGTTCGATTGCTCTGGGAGGGCATTGAAGATCTTCATGTCTCGAGTTCAAACCTATCTCGAGCGTCGCTCGCTGATGAGCTCAACGATGCTCGGGTAATAACTCCGAGCAACGAATACAATGCACTTACGTCGAGCATCAATGAGCTTGGTACACTCGTCTCCAAGTACAGTCGAGACTTTATGTCTCAGCTCACAGATTTGTACGACTGCCTTGCCTACACTGAGCGCAAACGTGGCGGACGCCTGACTATCAAGCTCGATGCCCCATATATGAATATGATCGCTGCATCGACGCCGGCGCATCTCAACAGCGTGCTGCCAGAGGGCGCATGGGACGAAGGTTTCATGTCTCGTTGTATTCTTATCTTTAGCGGCGAAAAGCTAATCAAGGATCTCTTCGACGTCCCTGCCATCGAGCTCGAAGGTCTGGCCAAGGACCTCTTGAAGATTCGGAAGATGCGAGGGAAGTTTGATTGGTCCGATGAGGCAAAAGATTTTATCAATCGCTGGCATAAAAGCGGTGGACAGCCGAAACCACAGCACCCTAAACTTACCTACTATTGTGAACGACGGACCGCGCATCTTTTGAAATTGACACAAATCGCTAAGGCTGATGTTGGCGATGATATGGTGATAGAGCTCGAGCATATTCAGACCGCGCTCGACTGGCTGATGCAGGCCGAAGGCGAGATGGAAAATATCTTCAAGGCCATGACCGCCGGCGGTGATAGCAGCATTATATCTGATGCTTTCCATTGGCTCATGCAAGTGTACATCAGGGAGAAGAGACCTGTTGCTCGTACTCGCTTCTACGCTTATTTGAGTGAACGCACGGATGCATATAAGGTTAGGCATATCTTGGAGGTGATGGAACAATCGGGCCGGATACAAGTTGAGACTATCAAAGGCAGAACAGCTTATAAGCCGACACCAAAAGGGGCAAGGCAATGAGTTGCGATCAAAAGGATGCAATGCGTTTCAACGAAGGAAAGCCGGCAATGCATCTCATTCCCTTATGGCTGATGGAGGAACTCGCTCAGCATTATAAGGCGGGTGCTGCGAAATACTCAGATTGGAATTGGCTACAAGGAGGTTCGACAAACGTTTGTTACGGTGCCATCCTACGACACCTATCAGCATGGCAACAGGGGGAAGACTACGACCCAGAGCTCAAAACCCACCACATGGCAGCTGTCGCCTGGAATGCGCTTACGCTGCTCAACGGGCATCTTACGGGCGTCGATAGGGACGACCGCCCCAAGATAAGGAGAGACAAATGAAACGTTTTTACCTTGCCGCGTCCTATAAGACGCAAATCGAAGCAGGGGAGTTGGCTGATGCCATCGAAGCAGCTACTGCTAGAGAATGGACATGTTCTTCCCGATGGATACGGGAAGACTACAGCGAGGTTCCTTTTCGCATCTGCGCCGAGCACGATCTCGCCGACATCCGTTCGTCGCAAGCGTTCATCATGAATCTGGGGCCGAGCTTTTCGCGAGGAAAGTACACCGAGTTTGGCTATGCGCTCGCAGGCACTCCATACATTCTTCCCATTCTCCTTATCGGCACCGAGTACGACAAAAAGAAAAACTCGGTGTTCTTTCATCTGGACTCGAACGTAACGTGGGCTCCGCTTTACGCTGGAGCCTATTACGCCGCTTCATGGCTATGTAGCCTAACATAAGTATGGAGAGCCATACACTTGATTGTATCAAGTGTATGGCCCTCTTACCTGTATCGACGTGGCGAGCTTCCCCTCTGAGTTGAGGGGTCGGCCTCATGTGATGTTGATTTCCCATTCGCCGCCGGTCTCATGAACGAGCTGGTAGATAGCGAGGGTCGCGTCGCGGGATCGGCCGCCTTTGCGCTCGTTGAGAAAGAGGTAGTGATTCGGCAAAACGCAGCCTTCGGTGTCGGTCTCCGTATTGCCCCAATGGAGTAGTACGTCCGTGAAACCTGGCACGTCGCAGATCTCTAGCGAACCTGGGTAATCGTGCGCTGCGAATCGTATCGCCCAGCGTCCCTCTGTACGCCACTTGAGCCGATACGTCCCGGGTGGGATTCGCGTCTTACCCGGGACTTTCACTCCAGATTCCTGTCGTCGGTCCTCGACCGTCCCGCACAGTAGCTCGCCGCGGTGGTAGAGCCCGCCGATCGTGGGACGCGCATCGTGAGTCCAGCGTTCCAGGCTGAGCGTTTCGCTCATGGCTTCTCCTCCTTCGCCTTCGAGCTGCCGTAGAAAAAGAGATAAACACTCGATACGAATCCGCTCGCGTGCCCGAGCACGAAGATAATGAGCTCCTTCGTGTCAGTGGTGACATCGATCTGGTTGATTGCCAACCAAGCGATGAGCGCGAGCAGTCCGCCGAACATCCCAACCGCGCAGTACGCTAGAATGGAGCTCGTCCAGTCACCGCCGAGCCCGACTCGCATTCGCCGCGCACTCGCTCGATCTTTCTGGTGCACCTTCTCGAGATCGATGCCAAGCTCGACCATCCTCGCCTGGAAGTCCTGCTCTGCCTTCAGGATGGCCTCTGCGTCCCCTTGCTTGCCGCTTAGGGCGTCCTCCACGCTCTTGGCTACCACTGCAGGGGTCGAGCCCTTGGGCGCTCCCACGGCCTTCGTGAGAGCGCCTACGGCCATTCCCGCCAACGGTCCGCCCAATGCAGTCGCCAGCCCCGGAGCCAACGGCTTCAGCGTAGCAGCGATTGCCTTCCACGCACTCATGACTTCTCCTCAGCAATGGGACAAGGGTAGGTATTGCTCCCATGAAAGCACATGGTCCCCCATGCACGGCAGCCAATACATTCCACCATCCCTCTTTTCCACAGCCAACGCAGCACGCGTCGACGCCACCCCTTGACCTTCACCTTCCAGGCGCTCACGTCTTCGGCCCATGGATGCAGACGGTCATCGATGGCTCCTGATGAAAGCGATGGTGATGCAGCCGATCGCCGCGAGCACGATCCCGGCGAGGAGCCCCCCCAAGGCGTCCATGAACGGCAGGACCCACCAGACCAGCATGATCACTCCCGCGATCGCGGCCCCGATGAGAATGCCGATCAGGAGAAGGACCGAGTAGAGGCCGGTGAAGTCGGGCGGCATGGCTATTCCTCCGTCAGCTTGGTTGCCAGCAGCAGCATCCCATTGATCAGCGCCCCCTCGCGCTTCACTGCTTCGGCTCCATCCAGCCCCGGATCCAGCTCACGTCCCGCTCGATCCGGTTCAGCCTCGCGTCCACCTGCTTGCCCCGCTCTTCGCACCCTCGTTCGTGCTCCTCCAGCCTGCGGGTCACGGTGTCCACCTTCTGGTCTGCCTCTCCCTTCCAGCCCCGCACGTGCCAGGCGGTCCAGGCTGCAATGACGATGAGCACGAGGGTTGGGAAGTGCTCGGCGATGTAGGCGAAGATTTCTCCACTCATGGCTGCTCCCTCCCACGGATCTCGGTAAGTTCGGGATCGTTGTCCGCGTTCTGCGCGTCGCGCATCAGTCCCGCGCCGGCGATGGCCCAAGCCACGAGGACCACTACGAGTGCCGCCACGAGCGGCCAGTAGTGCTTCAGCCAGTTCATAGCTCACGAAGCGTCATGGCTTCCTCCTCGTTTGCGCGCCGGTAAGCTGATGACAGGCTTCATCGCCAGGCTGCTCGCCCGCGCACCCTGTCGGAGTGTGCACAATGTACGGCAAGTTGGCTCCGCAGTTCCAGCAGTGGTGCCAAGTAGTCATTTGCCCCTCAGCACTGGGACGCGCAGAGACATTAGCAGATCCCTGAGCATACGGCAATGTCGTAACCCGGACAAGTTCGCCCCGAGACCGCATAGACGACGCCTCCAAAGCCGGCTTTGAACCAAGCCTCATCTCCTGCCTCCGCGAGGGTACGCCCGCCGCCTACCTTACGCGCCGGCGCGGGACCCTCCCAAACGCACGCAGGCGGGCCGC